GAATGTGAGGGGTAGAACGCTTTGAATGTTTGGGTGCTATGATAAACAGCCGCCGCGCATGGCTACGCAGAGTTAGCCGCCGGAGAGTAGAAGCAATGATGAAAAAGCGCATACGTGAGGGCTGGAACCCGGAAGCCGCTATGCAAAGCTGGGCTGGCGTGTCCGGGAGCCTAAGAGACTTAGACGTGGCGAACCTGATAAACTACTGGAAAAGGAACTACACAGAATTCTTTGAAATGCTGGCAGCAGGCCGCGCGGAAGTGAAGCGCAGGCGCAGGCAAAAGGCATGGCACAGAAAACTGGAAAAGATACTGAAAACCGCGCCGGACTTCAGAAGCCCGGAGCATAAAGAACAATATCCGTTATATGGACTTATCGACACCGAGGGGGCAAAAGATACTAAAGCACCAGTATTTAGGAAAGTGCATATACTGCGGCCAGCTGCTTTACAAGCCGCTACTGATTTGCCATTTTGAGATAACGGCCAGTCAGCTACACGCCGGAAAAGAAATGCTGGCAGCACAAGTGTACTTTATGGAAGACGGGGCTATAGAAACCCGGCTGCTGCTGGCAGAGGGCTACAAGCTGCTGGAAACCATAAGAGGCACTGAAGACCAGCTGCCACACTATACGAAAATAATACGGAAGCGTGACGGGTACTATTACTTTGCCGCGCTGAACGAAAAAGAGAAAGAACCACTAAAGTTAATTGAATATGATTTACAGAACAGATGAAGCCAACAGCCGCCAGCCGGACGTGCAGACGGTGGCCACGCGCGACGGTGAGACCGTGAAGCGCGTCTATTTCAATCATTCAGAGCGTGAGGAAACCGACGAAGCAGGCGAGGGAGAGGAACCGCGCCAGCGCATCGTGCATGTAGCTAACTTTATCGAACTGTCTACATCAGAGACAGAGGCGCGCGCCATAGCACGCCAGTACATGCAGCAGGCCATTAACGACTACGACAACAGCGAAGCCGTTAATCAGTTTGAATTCAATGTTGAGGCCAGCGGCATTACTATTCCCTACTGGCTGCCAGTGGCAAAGCGCGCGCAGATACGCGAAAGCGTCAGCGCATGGAAAGCCGCGCGCAAAGGTAACTACAAGCTGGACGTGCGCGAGTATGACATGACGCTGGAAATACCATGTGCCGAACTGCTGGCTATGCTGCAAGAACTTGAAGTGTATGCAGTAAAGTGCTACAATCAGACCAGCGAACACTTGAAAGCCATCGACGACATGGAAATGACCGTGGAAGACATTCTTAACTATGACTTCACTACGGGCTACCCGGAAAAGCTGGCATTTACCATCTAAGTAAAAAGGAAATATGAAGAAAATCGTCAGAGGCAATGCCCAATACATCAAAGTGCAGATAGCCGACACGACTAAGGACGTGGCCGACATGTCCGAAGTACGTCTGCGTTTGACTACCAGCACGGGCGGCGGCTATGACGTGCCAGTAGTAACGGCTGACGGCGAAGATAACGCTATTATCGGAATAGTGCCGCCGTCAGTCGTCTGCGGCTGCTACGGCATAGAACTGACGGCAAAGCTGGGCGCGCTACCTATTAGGCTGGCGCAAGACGACTGCGTGCCAGTGGTGAACTGGAACGACGAAGCAGAAGCCGGAGAAGAAGCCGACGACGTGGTAGACTTCACGCTGGGCGTTACGCCGTTTGAATGGCCACACTTTGAGTTAGACCCGGAAACGCTGGGGCTTACTGTAGACGGTATGGCAGAAAACTTTGAACTTAACGAAAACGGCCAGCTGATTTATAAGACGTAATTATGAACGGGCTAACATTCTTTAATAGCGACCAGCTACGTTTGCTTATTACTGGCTTCACTGCGCCAGTGTTTGCGGCGTTAATGCCTACGCAGAAATTCATACTGGCACTTGTCATCATGGCCAGCTTCAATATATGGGCTGGTATGCGTGCCGACGGCGTGGTGATTTTCCGCTGTAAGAAATTCAGCATTAAGAAACTGCGCGGCGCGCTGGTTGAACTGATTTTATATGTAGTCATACTTTGGGTAATTCATGGCACTGTATGGCTATGTGGTGACGGCACAGCAGCAGTATATGCTACTAAGGTGCTAACATACGTTATCATGTATGTGTATTTGCAGAACGCTTTCAAAAACTTAGTGATAGCCTACCCGAAAAACAAAGGGCTTTGGATAATCTACTTAGTCGTAAGACTGGAACTAAAGCGGCTACTGCCATCACATATTAGCGAACTTATAGACCGATACGACCAAAAACACAAAGGAGAAAATGCAGAAGAATAAGGCTGTTATCATATTAGGCACTGCGCATTTGGCCACAACGCCCGGCAAACAGTCGCCGGACGGCAGGCTGAAAGAATATACCTACAGCCGCGCGCTGGTGGCTGACATCAAAGCAAAGCTGGAAGCCTACGGCTATCATGTAATGGTAGACTTTGAGGACTGCCAGCCGTGTGCGGAAATGAAAGCAGCCACGGTTAAGGAGCAGCAGAGCAAAGAATTAAGCTACCGGGTGAAGTTTGTAAACGCCGCTTGCAAGCTATTCAAGGCACAGAACTGCATCTATGTGTCTGTGCATGTGAACGCAGCCGGAGCAGCAGGCCAGTGGCTTAACGCACGCGGCTGGAGTGCCTACACGTCTGTAGGAACCACAAAGGCCGACAAGCTGGCTGAATGTCTGTATAAGGCAGCAGAAACGAATCTGTCAGAATACGCTAAGACTTTCCCGGCCACTGAAAAGGTGCAGAAGCCTATACGCAGAGACACCACGGACGGCGACAGCGACATGGAAGCCGCTTTGTACGTGCTGAAGCATACGGACTGCGCCGCCGTGCTGACAGAAAACATGTTTATGGATAATAAGGCAGATACGGACTGGCTGCTGTCTGAAGCCGGAAAGCACGCGCTGGCACGTCTGCATATTGAGGGTATTATTAAGTACATCGAAAGCGCATGAAGAAAGCTATCTATTTACTGCTGGCTGTTTTACTGCTGGCAGCATGTGCCAGCAAGAAGCACATAGTGAAGACTGAAAGCGGAGCCGTAGAGATCAGCCAGCAGGCCACAAGCCAGCAGACTGACAGCGCGGCCACGCAGCAGACGACTACACAAACCTTTGAAGTGACGACTGACAGCACCACGGAAACGCTTACTTTCCAGCTGACTGACAGCGGAAGCGTAAAAGTGGACGCTGACGGCCAAATAAGTGCAGAGGGTGTGAAATCATTCACGAAAGAAACAAAACGCCGTCAGACGGGCAGGAAAGGGGCAAAAACGGAAGATTTAGCACATTTGGACTACCATACAAACACAGATATGCTAAGTAATGACAGTAGCACACACTGGCAGAAAGCCGACAGCACGGACACGGAACCAGCACCCGGCGGCGGTGCCGCTGGGTGGCAGAACTGGCTACTGAACGCCGCCGCCACACTAATACTGGCCGGGCTGGTGCTGGCCGTGGGCTGGTGGCTTATTAAACGCATTTTGTTCATACGAAAAAATTAAGTTAATAAAAAAGAGTAGATTTTTTCTTTTCTCGCCGCTGGCTTGCATGTGAATGTAGGCCAGTTTTCTTGTATATACCTATCTGCAAAAAGTTGAGGCTGAAAGTATATACTTTGCCGGAAAATTAGTACCTTTGTGCTAACAGATAGAAAGAACTATGGAGAGAAGAAAGAAATCAAACGCAGGAGCCAGTCAGAAAGCGTGTTTGTTTAAGATAGATAACGAACTGCTGGACTGGTTAGACAAGCAACCGAACAAAGGCCGCTACGTGAATGAGTTAATACGCCGCGACATGCTGGCGGCTGATTCTGTGGGCTACGCTGCTGCTGTTGAGGCTGAAGCACGGCGGCAGAGTGTAGCAGACTTTGAGATAGACGGCGAATTAGTTATGCGGCTGTTTACTGGTATAGGCGGCATCGTAAACGCTGACATCTTAAAACTATTCCAGCTACCCGGACAAGAAAGATACGACGCGCTGTTTTCTGAAGCGCGCGAAGTTAAGCGTTTGCTGCCAGCGGCACGCATAACGACGGCTGAAGCTGAAGACATCAAGTTAGAGGGCTGCATGATAGCACGTATAGACAAAGCAGGGCTGGGGCAGCTGGAAGCCGCGCTGGACGAAGCCGGAAGAAAATACTGTATTATTCCATATCCAACTAAAACGAATACATTATGAAGAAAGTAACGTATCAAAAAGGCAGCATCTATGTGACTGGTGTAGACACGAAGCACATAGAAATTTACAGATTCAAAGAGACTGTAGAACTGGAAAGCGAAGCAGAGGTGGGCAAACACTGGAAAGACGGCAAAGAAGTAGATCTGCGCCAGTATTGTGTCCGGGTGCCAGTAAACGAGGCTAAGAAGATACTGGAACAACTGAAGCATAACGAGAAAGTGCAAGTAAGAACCGTAAGCACAAGACCTACTAATAATAAATAAGTATAGAAATGAATACAAAAGAATTATTAAACGCTGCTGCTGAATCAGCAAAGCGGAATGGTGAAACGCTGCTGGTGCTTCACTGGAAAGACGGGAACTGCAACTATATCAAGAACGGCGACGAAGCAGTGATAGCAGGCTGCATTTCCATGATATTAGGTGAGGGAATGGGCGACGAAGCCAGCGAAGCCGCGCAAAGTTTTGCGCTGGCGTACTGTGTGGCTGGTGCTACTGTAGAGCATGAGGGGCTTTGCGTCTGCGACACCATCAAGGACATGGCCAGCGAGATTAAAGACGACGACGAAATGCAAATGAATTAGCTATGTATGCGAAATCACTATGCTGGACGTGCGCAATAGCCGGGCAGTGTATTTTCTATTCTGACGAAGAATATAACTGCATGGACTATGAGCCGGAAAACACAGCAGTACACCTAACGCCGTTTACAGCGAAGCCCGTAGAACCGGGCGAACCTATACCAATGCCAAACGTAAGAGTTATAGAGTAAAGAGAAAGCCGGACTATTTGCCCAGCTTCTTTTCTGTCAGCTGCTTTGCTACTGCATCGAAGTCTTTACTAACGTCAGCGTCTAAGGTGGCCGCGTACCTTTGCGTTTGCCGTGTGTTCGTGTGTCCTAACATGCGGCTGACGTTTTGCAGGCGTGAGCCGTGGGAAAGCATGTAAGTAGCAAACGTGTGACGTGCAAGGTGTGAGTATAGCCGCCGCTTCAAATGACATTCAGCGGCTACCAGCTTCAGCATGGCATTATACTGGCTGTTTTCCATCACTGGCAGCACGAAGTCGTACTTTTTGGCCACTTCATAGGCTGGCGGCAAAAGCTGGCTGAAATAGGTAACGCCGGACTTCACGCGCTGGCCGTGATATATCCATTTCCCGTTTACCAGTTTGTAGTCGTTAAAGTCAAAGGCTACCAAATCGGCGTAGGACATTCCAGTAAACATTTGGAACGTAAACAAGTCTGCTGCTATCTGTACCGTCTGCGTAGGCATGGGCGTATTCATAATAAGAAGCATTTCGTCTTCAGTAAGGTAGTCAGCCGTCTGCCTATCGCCGCGCTTTATGGCATCAGCTGGCAGTCTGTTATATGGATTTTCCGGGATAAGCCCACGTATATAGGCATCATGGCAGAACGCTTTGAGGCATTTATGATAATTATATATGGCCGAATCTGAAAGCGTCTGTTTATCGCGCGCCGTACTGCGTACTTTCCGGCTTCTATTGTCGCCTATAGTCTGACGGTGCAACCATTCGTTATATTCCAGTATGGCCGCTGGCGTTAAGTCGCTGAACTTTCGCAGACGGCCATAGCGTATTAAGTTATTCACGAAGACATCATAGCGGGCACGGGTGCCAGCGCGTACATTCCGGCTGGCGGCGCGGTCAGCCACGAAGTCTAAAAAATTGTCGCCGGAATCGTCTACACGTACAAGCGACTTGAAAGCCGACATGTCTACTGGCTGGCCGCTTTCTATGCAGTCGTTAATGTATTTGTCTATCTGACGGCGCATTATACTTATTCTATTGTTGAGGCTGGCAGCATTTGGCAGATTTACAACCATGTTACGCGACCAGCAGCCGGGCAGTACGCTGATACCAGTAGTCACGTACTTTTGTATCTTTCCGCTGGTAATGCGAATTTCTATTTTTCCGGGCGTACTGTCTGAAGACTGCTTTTTTCTATCAAAGACATACGCTATTAGCGGGATATTCATAACTTAGTAATACTTTTGCGGTAATAATCGGATTTTTTGGTAATACTACGGTAATACTGGCAGGCCGATAGGTGCATATAGGTGCATATATTTAACTGGTGCCAGTGTGAGAGAAGTGCAGGCTGTAATAGCCGGAAACGCCTAAATACAAAGAAAACCGGGCTGTTTGACCCGATTTTCCTCAAATTTGCTTTGTGATCCGCTTGGGGTCAGAGACAAAGCGCACTAATCGGGTAGTAATCAGTTACTTAATATCTTTCTAACTCCATAGCGGTAATACTTTTAATTAAATTAATACTTACTTATACTTTTCTGCCAGCGTGTGAAGTCTGTCTACGCTGGCTTTTTCTTCTTTCTTCAGACTTTCGCCTACTTCTTTGCTTTGCTGCTGCTGGCAGGCTTCTATCTTTCTTTCCCGATTACCTACGCGGCGCATAACGAGACAGAAAGCTATAAACGCGGCAATTAACCAAACTACTATAGTCATATCTTTGGAAACATTTTAATAATTATACAGCCGCTTTCTTTTGTTGAGGCTGCAAACTAATACCTAATAACTGAAGTGTTTTGTAAACACCATTTAATTCAGAACGTAACGCCAGCACTTCATTATCTATTTGCCCGGACGTGCTAACATCTACGCCGTACATGCTGCCACGGCCACGCAAAAGCCATTCTGCTGACAATTCCGGGAATGCTGCCAGCGTAGCTTCTATGAAGTCTACGGAAAGACTTCTGTCACCAGTAATATAGTTATTTACGGTGCGCTGTGGCAGGCCGATTTGCTTAGAAAATGCGTTTACGCTTACATTTAGACTATCGAAAAACGCCTTAAACTGCTTATATACAATACTTTCCATACGTTTTTATAATTTAGAATTAGTATAAATAGAACATTTAGACTAAAGATTTTAGCACTTTTGTGCTGAAGTTTAGAAAATTTGTTCTAACTTTGCAAACGAATTCCGAAACGTGTTTCAAAACACGCTGCAAAGTTAAGAAAAATAATTGAAATAAAGAACTAATTCAAAAAAATTATGGAAACAAAGAACAACATCAAGTTTTATCAAGTGCTTGTTACAGACTGGCACGATTCAAGTTTAGACTGCATGTATAAGCACGTATGGAACTATGCAACACTGGCAGAGGCTATGCGCTGCCCGTTTTATGCAGGTGACAAGAATCTACACGTAAAGGACGGTGAAAAGTTTAACGACCCGATTACTGGCGTAGAAAAGTACCAGTACAATTTCCAGTACATAGACACTAAGGGCTGTGCCACTATTGAACTGCGTCACGAAAGAATAGTAGAAGAAAACAACAGCAGCAAAGTGTTAGTTTACCAAGTGCTAATTAAGGAAATCATTTTATAAGTCATTATGGCCGGGTGAAATTCCCGGCCACTAAAACCGCTAAATTATGGAACTTTCAAAGAGAATACAAAACCAGCTGGCAAACTACCGTAAAAAGGTAGAACAGTTTAACGCAGACTTAGCAGAATATGTGAAAGTAACTGGTAGTAACGACGTGCCACTGATAGACAGCACTGTAATAGGTTACGAGCCGCTGGAAGCCTACGAGATTAAAGACAGAAAGAACGGCTTCGACGTAATAGCTGACGGCGTGAAAATGAAAGTACGCGCTACCCGTGTAGACGGCGAAGTAGTAGTAACTGGCTGGACTGACTTCTACGACGGCGTGAAAGAATCGCTGGCGTATGATCGCCGCCGTCTTAGTAAGGGCTGGCGCGTATGGAAGTCGGAGAACCCGGACGCAGAACTGGAGAGAGACGACGAAGACGACGAATAAAGAACCAGTAGCCCGGCTTTCCCGGCTGGGCTACATAAAAAGAAAGAAGTATGGCACAATATAGCACCAGTATAAATGTACCAGCACTTAGGGCTGAAATAAATAAGGAGTACATAATACAGATACTGCAAAAGGATAAAACAAGCAGGCTGGTGGGCTTCACGCGCCTTTGTCTGCTGGTAGGTGACTTGCACGCTATACACTACTGCCAAAAGGCTTTGAAGATTTACGCTGCAAAGAAATCGTTTAACCATCATTCCGGCGGCTTCAGCGTGGTTTTTTATAGGCGGTAATATAGTTGTCCACTGAAGACATAACAGCGGCTTAGAAACGATATTTAACAGAAAATTAACAATAGAAAGAGGTATGGAGAATCTGAAGTTATTAAACGGCACCACGGTACAGCTGCCAGTCAGCGAAACCGCCAGCGTAAAACGCTATGAGTGCGAGAGTAAAAAGCAGGCTATAGAAGTGACTATGACACTGGCACTGCTGGGAAATGTGGGCACTACTGTATGTAAAGACGGTAAGTTTTCGGTAGAAATCAAAAAGGCATAAAAGAGTATGCAGGTAATACAGTTAGAATTTGATTTTAAGGAAAAGCGAGAATGGCCACCGTATCAGCCTACACCGTGCTATTTCCAGCGCAAAGGTTTTCCGTGTCCTATGGTAATAGGAAGACCCGGCCAAACAATATTTATAACGTGTAACAAATGCAAATATCACTAATATGGAAAGGACAAATGAGAAATACGAAAGCGTGCGCGAAAAACTTCGCAAACTTCAAGCACTGGCAGAACGCGGCTATGGCGGTGAAGTTGAGGCTGCAAAAGCTGGTATCAAAAGACTATGTGATCGCTACGGTATTACGCCGGAAGAACTGCTGGATATGCAGGATAGCGAAAAGAAAGAACGGTACACGTTTGATGTAGGCCGGATGAAGATAAACCGCCAGCTTTTCACACAGTGCGTTTGTAAGGTGCTTAACACGAAGTCATACACATGCTGGCATATATCCCGGTCAGAAATAGAAGTAGAACTTACAAAAGCGCAGTTTATAGAACTTACCGAACTATTCAGCTGGCATAAAGCGAACTTAGAAGTAGAACTGGAAGAACAGCTAAAGTTACTAATACATGCGTACATAAATAAGCATCGAATCTTTAGTAATGTAAAGAGTGACGACGGCACAGACGAAGACAAAGAACTAACGCCTGAAGAATGGCAATTTTTACAGAAAGTCTTTGCTACTGAAATGACGCTGGGAGATAGAACGTATCACAAACAACTTGAAAGCAAATAATATGAGTACATCAGAAATCAAACTTACAGCCAACGAGCGACGCAAAGCAGACCGTGAAGCAGCAGTAGCGGCCAGCTTCAAAGAAGTGTGGCCAGTGGTGCAGGCTGCTGGCTATAAGCCTAACAGAGCCTTAGACGAAGTGGCAGAGCGTCACGAACTGACGCGCGCCGGAGTGGTGGGAATACTGCGCCGTCTGGGAATCTATAAGAGTGCAAAGCAAATTGTCTTAAACTAAGAAGCTATGCTGAACCGAAACGACGCGCGCATGATAGCCGAAGAACTGCATAAGTTGAGGCTGGCAGAAAACCCGTACTATGGCGACGAACTGCTAACTATCACACAGCTGGCAGAACGTCTTAGCTTGTCAGAATCATTTGCGAGACACCACGCTAAAGACTGGCCGCGTCTAAAGGTAGGCAAAGCAGACTGGCGTTATCCTTATAACCATGTTATCGGCTATTTGGCCAGTCTGTCACACTAACACTTCAAAGCAAAGAATTATGAAAGATAGCTTTATACTCTACACAGCGCAATACGAAGCACTTAAAGAACTGACAGTAGAACAAAAAGGCGAACTGCTGGACTGTCTATTTCAGTATGTTATTACTGGCATAATGCCAGCGACTAATAGCGAATCTGTGCGCGTAGCTATGAACTTCTTACGCATCCAAATAGACATGGATAGCAAGAAGTATGCAACTGTCTGTGAGAAACGCCGTGAAGCCATTAACAAACGCTGGCAGGCTGATAAGGACGGCAAAGAAAGTACGACAAAACAAAAGAATACTAAAGTAAACAAAAGTATTTCCAAGAATACAAATGTAACTGATAATGATAATGAGAATGAAAATGTTAATGATAATGAGAATGAAAATGTTAATGATAATGTAGAAGCTAACGCTTCTTTATCTACTTCTCACACACATACAAACACACACGCGCATGATGCTGGGGAAGAAAATAAAGAAGATAGAAACCCGTGGCACGCTGATAGCGAAGAAAAGGCACTTATCTTAATGCTACAATACTTTAACAAATGTGTAGACTTGTACCATAGCGACATTAAGAAAGTGCGCGCGCTGACAGACGAACGCCGGACAAAGTTACGCATCATTCTGAAAAAATACCAGTCGCAACACTTCACAGCAGCTATTAGCAACGCTATGCAAAGCGCGTTTCTGAATGGCCGGACAAAGAGAAGAAAAGCTGCTGCTGACTTCGACTGGATAATAGAAGAAAAGCACTTTGTGCAGTGCATAGAAAATTCACTTTAATGGGGCATCGAAAATGAGACAGAAAAAGTGCAAAGTGGGGCTATCAATACTTGAACGCCGGAGTGGTGCCGTAACCCTCTCCCCGAAAGCGTCTTCACACGCGGGAGAATGGGCGCGCTGGGAAAATGGGAAAAATAAGACCGTTTGGGCGCGCATGTGATGCCAGCTGGTAAGGTGGCGGGGTATGTTTTTTAAGTCGTCAGCGGCCACGGAAATAGCCGAAAACGACATTTTGAAAAATAGGGAGTTTGCGCACATGGCCGCGCGCCTGCGCGCCTTTGCCACGTCAGCAAGTGTTACCAGTGAAGAAATAGTGGCCGCGTGCCAAAAGATAAAACAAGAAATAAGTATAACTTAAAAACAAAAATTATGTGCAGAAAGAAGTTAGTAATAGCAGTAGACTTTAACGGCACCTGCGTAACGTACAATTACCCGGAATCAATGGGTGAGGATATAGGAGCCGTGCCAGTATTAAAACGACTAATTAAAGCCGGGCACCAGCTTGTTTTAATGACTGGAATAGAACGTGAGGGTGATTTTGAAGCACCTATAGTTAAGGAACGGTGGGAAGACGTACTGAAATGGATAAAAGACAACGGGCTTACATTTGTCGGCATAAATCACAACCCGGAAGAAAAGTTTAGAAGCCGGAAACTGACAGCAGACATCTATATAGACGACCACTGTTTAGGTATTCCAACGAAGTTTGAGCCAAAACGTAACAAAAGGCCGTTTGTTGATTGGGATAAATGCGAACAACTGCTGGAAATGATGAACGTATTACCAGCAACGCCGCGCACTAAATTTACAGTAAATCAGCCATCATTTCAATATAAATAACAAAAAAATAAACAGTAGAAAGTATGACTTACGAAAACATGGTAATTTTATTGGGAAATGTCGGCAAAGAGCCGGAATTCCAAGGTTTACAGAACGGCGGGCTGGTGGCGCGCTTCTCACTGGCTACCAGTACCGGGGGCTTTACGACCAAAGACGGCAGGGAAATTCCTAAAGTAACACAGTGGCATAACATAGTCTGCTGGGATAAAAACGCAGAATATGTGCAGAAGTATTTACGCAAAGGTGCCTTTGTCTATGTGCGCGGTATGCTGAAGTATGACAGCTATAAGAATGAGCAAGGCCAGCAAGTGACTATGGCGTATATCGACGCATCTATGCTGACGCTGACAGAGAGAAAACAGCAGGCCGCGCCGTTACCCGGTGACGTGCCAGTAACCAGTCTGCCACGCATGTAAGTTAAAGGTAAAGCAGCATGAAGAACGAAAGAATGACATATAGACCATTCCGGCACACATACACAGACTATGACGGCCACAAATGCCAGCATACGTTTACGTGTCAGAAATGCGGAAGCCACGACGCTGTTAAGATTATGAAGCCGTGGGGCGAAAACTGCTTTTGGAGTGGTAATTTTATGTGCGCGAAGTGTGGCACTTCACTATGTGACGGCCAACAGATTAACTATTATTCCAGCTGCTTTCACAGACAAGAAATAACAGTACCCAAACAGTTAGAACTATTCGCATGACCTACGAAGAAATGCTGAAGCAGAACGCAGACGAAGCCGCCGGAGCAAAGCAGCACCATGACAACCCGGAAGAAAGACTGCAAAAGGACTGTGTGCAGTGGTTTAGATACCAGTACATGACACACTGGCGGCAACTATTTGCAGTGCCTAACGGTGGCAGCAGAAACAAGAAGGAAGCCGCAAGCATGAAAGCCGCTGGCGTGGTGGCTGGTGTGGCTGACTTAATACTGCTTATTCCTAACGACACCTACGGCGCGCTGTGTATTGAACTGAAGCATGGAAAGAACAGCCAAACAGACTTTCAAAAAGACTGGCAGGCATCTACGGAAGCACACGGCAACAAATACGCCGTTATCTACTCACTGGAAGATTTTATTTCACTTATTAAACAATATCTTAAAACAGCAAAGTTATGAAAAGTATCATTATTTTAGCACTGGCAGCACTTCTTACTTTTGTGCTGGCCGTAGTAAGTAATCAGTTTAAGCATATCAAACTGTCCGGCTGGCTGCTGGCGGCTACGCTTATACTGGTAGGCGTTATCTTTGACCGTATCTATATTTTACTGGTATGGTAAAGACTTCTAAGAAAAGCAGGCCGTGCCGCGTTACTGGCAACTGTATGACGTGCGCAAAAGCGCATCTTATGCAGTGGGGTAATAACCCGATAATAAGCCAGTGCGCGGCCAGCGGCCAGCGTGAAGTAGCCAGCGCGCCTTTGCCAGCAGCGTGCCAAAATCGCTATGAGCAAGCGCGCGTGCTACCTTTGCCGATAGAACACTTTACAAAATAGCTGGAATATGGAAGTAGGTACACAAGTTTTTGTAAACTGGTACGGCCACGTCGTCAGCGGCAAAGTAATAAGCCGCGACAAACATTTTGACAGTCCTATTTTCGACGACTGGATAGCCATAAGTATGGAAATACCAGCTTCAGACGGTAAGCCGATACTGGCAGGCTGCAAAAGTATTTGTGCATACCATAAGAAGCATGTCTATACGACCACTGAAGCCGCCGCTGCTGCATGGGCTGACTATCTGTTAAGTCAGCAGGCCAAACGCCAGCAGACTGACAGCCCGGCCACACAGCAGCCAACTGAAGCACCACTAACCACACAGACGACAGTAGAAGCACAGCCGGACGGCGAAGAATGGCTGGCAGAATACCGGGCTTTCTTGAAAGCACACTGGAACCACGAAAGAAACCATGTGCAGATAGAATACATAGACGAAGCTATGCAACTATTCCGGGCTGCTGCCATTAGACATACTGGCTACCATGAGGCCACGCCGGAACCCGTGCCAGTGCCACCAGTGGAAGTGCCAAAAATAGAGGTGCCACCAGTGGAAGTGCCGCCAGTAATCGTGCCGAAAATAGAAGTGCCGGAATTCCAGCCAGCACCAGCAGAAAATAAACGCGCGGCTTCACGCCGGAAAAAGAAGCAGGAACAGCCAGCGCGTGCCATTCAGTTAATGTTTGATTTTTAAGACAGAAAGAAGTATGAGACAGAAAAGAAAAAAGCAGCGTACAGACGGCTACCGTGGCCGCTGGACTATTACGGGAATAAACCGCTTAACAAAAGAGCGCGAACAGATAACTACGCCGTGCCAGCGAGAGCAAGCGCAGGCTATCTTAGACCGCGAGAACGCAAAACGCGCATCTAAGCGAAGTTATACACATCTGAAGCTGGAACGTGCGCGGGGGGGGTGCTATCGCTATTCAATTAGAACTATTCAAATGACATGGCTATGAAGAAAGAACAATACTATGACGCTGCCACTGGCAGACTATACCGGCATCATAGCGGCTGCATCCCTATTGTGCGCGTATGGACTGGCGAAATGCTGGAAGACCTACGCCGCTGGTACTCTACCAGCACGAACGCAGAACTGGCCGGGCTGCTGGGTGTATCACGGTGCAGCATACAGCGCAAAGCAAAGCAGCTGGGGCTTCAGAAAGATACGAACTGGTTACGCCAGCAGTGGCGGCAGTCTTTGACGTGGGCGCGCATCCGTAATAATAAGCTGGGTGGCCGTGGCCGCTTTCAGCCCGGCAACACCATAGGCGCGGCCACATGGTTTAAGTGTGCTACTGCATAAGTATATACTTTTGCGGTGCTAAAACAAAATACAAACAAAATAAAAGTATATACTTATGATAGAAGAAAATCCCGTGAAGCCATTCGACACCAGCCGCTATGACATCTACACCATTAAAGAAGCTACAGACGTGTGCGCTATCCAACTTAACGAGAATGTGGAAGAAATGCTGAAAGTTACTGGTGTAGAAAAAGCAGACTGGCAGCATCACATCGAAACTTACAAAAGTGGCAGGAAAAATGAGTGGAAAGAATTAAAGTACATAATCAATGGCAAGGGCGCAGCCTATCCCGGTGACTGGCTGGTATGGAATGGCAGTTATTTGCAGATTATGTACGACAAAGATTTTAAAGAAAAATACAAGCCCAAACGTGCTAAAGACTGGAAATAATTTAGTATCTTTGCAGCGTGTTTTTCATAATTTAGAATTAGTTCACTACCAGCCCGTGAGGGTAGGCGGTAATTAACAAAGGATTTTTAGTTAAACATAGGCTTTTGCGTGCCAGCGGGCACGCTTTTTTGTTAGCCCGATTGTGCTAACTTTCCGAAAATATTAGTACCTTTGTGCCAAAACCTACAAAATGTACTGATTATGAAAGAAATAGAATTTGTAAAAGTAGGCACACGCCTACTGAAAGCAGACGCAGAACGCTTGAAAGCAGTAGCAAAGCGTACTGGCTTCAGCAGTGACTACGCATTAGTGCGCTATCTTATCCATACTTTTTTGCGCGTGGCAGACCCAAAGAACGACGTAATAGACACGCCGCTGGCACCCGAACTTATAGAACTTTTCAGCATAGACAAGTCGCTGAAAAAGGACATAGAAACGGCGTTTGACAGCATTAGGCGCGTAACCTTTGCGCACAATATCCAACGCTTTAACGAGAAAGTAGGACGTACTGGAAAGAAGAAAGCCGCTACCATCGAAGACGAAGTGGCAGAAATGTTTGAAGACTGCGAAGCAGAGGGCGCGGAAAAGACATACCCGGCTAACATTCTGAAACGAAGCATGAAGTAACACATGGCAGCAGACGACGGCTATAACAGAATCATTCACGGCAAAGAGTGGCGACGTATCAGTAAGCTATATAAAGCCGCGCATCCGCTTTGTGAAGAATGTGGAAAGTGGCAGGCTACGGCGGTACACCATCGCAGACCTTTGGAAACGGCGGCTGATTTTGACGAAATGTTAGCACTGGCTTACGACTGGCAGAATTTGGAAAGCGTCTGCAAAGACTGTCATAGCCGCTTGCATAACGAACTGGATAGCCATAACTACGAACGTAACAAGCAGCTGGCAGCGCGCCGGAATGAAGACCGCGCCAGTGCTATACTATCACTATTTGAAGACTGACATCATGGCAAACGACAAAGATAAACTGGTAGCTTCAGACAGATACATGAAGCAGAAAAAAACAGACGCTTACGCGGTGCTTATCCGTGACGCGCTGGAAGTGGCCGACCTATACAAGCCGGAGAAAGAACCAGCTATATACATGCTGGCCACGCTGCTGGAACTCTACCAAAAGACGCGCGCCGCCATCGACAAAGACGGGCTGACGGTAGAAAACAGCACGAAGACGACTATAAAGACGGTGGCGAACCCGGCAGTGGCTATGAATCTAAGCTACGCCAAAGCCATACAGAACTATCTGCAACAGCTGGGGCTTGCTGCTGCCATAGCAAGGGCTGGCGGCGCAGACAGTGGCGGCGGTGGCGACATGGCAGACAACCCGTTAAACCAGCTACGTGAAGCCATCGAAAACAACAGAACGCCAGTTATACTTAAACTGAATAATGCAGGGTGACAGACAGCGAGCGACAAGCAGCCCGTGCGCTGAAAGCTACTGTCTGTAAAGAACTGGCAGGCATCAGCGTAGAGGCGTACAACTTGACAGCTATAGACTACAGGCTGGAAGTGTACGCCCGTGGGCTTATTATGTCGCCGGACAAACATAATATTTGGGAACTGCTGGCACTTCGCAGATTCTTTGACTTCTTAACGCGCTATGAATTCCGCATTAACGAAGTACAGAACTACATAACATTCTACGAAAGTCTGAAGTTTGACGGCGCGCATGGCCGGACGCGCTACAAAATGACACCCGTACAAGTCTTTCAGTTTGCTAACATCATGGGCTTTTACACTGAAGACGGTAAGCGGCTTATTCGTGACGTGCTGCTGTTTGTGCCGAGAAAGTTTGCTAAGACTACCAGCGTCACAAGTTTTGCAGTGTACGACTTGCTGGTAGGTGACGCAAACGCACAAGCCTACACAGCGGCAAACAGCTACGAGCAGGCGCAAATATGCTTTAGGGAAATCAAAGAAGTGCTAAAGGGCTTAGACCCACAGCTAAAGTCTTTTAAGCTGAAGCGCGAGAAAGTAGAATGGATAGACACTGCCAGCAGTGGCCGCACTGCTTTTGTTCGCTGTTTGGCCAGCAAAGCCGACACACTGGACGGCTTGAACGCCAGCACCGTTATAATGGACGAATACAGCCAAGCGGACAGTAGCGAACTGTACGGCGTACTGACTACTTCAATGGGCGCGCGCATTAACCCGCTTACTATTGTCATCACCACGGCTTCAGATAAGCCAAACGCGCCGTTTGTATCTATGCTTAACCGCTACAAAGACATACTGCGCGGAGAAGTGGAGAATGACCGCGTATTTGCCCACATCTTTGAGCCGGACGTGGACGACGCGCCGGACGACCCGGCTACATGGGCAAAGGTGCAGCCACACTTAGGCATAACGGTACAGCCTGACTACTACGCCGCTGAATGGGAGCGCGCGCAGACTGACGCAGAGGCTATGAAGACATTCTTAACTAAGATGCTTAATATTTTCGTCAGTGGAAATGCGCGCCCGTGGATAGAGGGCGCAACAGTGCGAGACCATAGCGAGAAGATAGACATCACACAGCTGACAGAACCAGCAGACTGCGAAGTAGCCGTGGACTTGTCAGTAGATAACGACTTTTCCGCTGTAAGTTACTTTATTTATCTGAAAGACCGCAAAAAGGGCTACATTAAAACAGACTTCTATTTTCCGGCTGGCCAGCTTGACAAACACCCGAACCGGGAACTATACAAACGCTGGGCTGACGCTGGCTATCTGAAGCTATGCGACGGCAATATAATAGACTACCAGCAAATAGTTAAGGACATTTGGGATAACAGTAAATATCTGCGCATCTACAAATTTGGCTATGACCGCTACAAGTCTGCTGAATTCCGTAACACGCTGATAGCCGGGGGAGCCACGAAAGAACAGCTTTTTGACTATTCACAGACAGCCGTACACTTCACTGCGCCCGTGCTGGCTATGAGTAGAGGCATAGAAAAAGGCTACCTTATCTTTGAGCCTAACCCGATTATGCAGTTTTGCTTTGATAACGCCGTACTGGTTACTGACAATATGGGCAACGCAAAACCATTCAAGAAAAACGACAGTGAGAAAACAAAGATAGACGGCGTAATTACGGCACTTATGGCTTTGGGTATGGCAGACAACCAAGTGCGCAAAGGATAGACACCGAGGGGGCAGAAACAGACACTATAACATAATATAAACGAATTCCGCAAAATGGGCATATTTGACAGATTCAAACGAAAGAAGTCTACGCCAGCGAACCAGCGAGGCGCAGACGCTAACATTATCGCCAGCACCAGCGGCGACTTATCAAGTATATTTGCTACTGACGGCGTAAGTGAGACTACAGCCGTGCGCATAGCTACCGTTTTCCGCTGTGCGGACATCGTAAGCAGCAGTGTGGCCGGGCTGGGTATTAACGTACTGCGTAAGCGTGAAGTGAACGTGGACGGCGTAAGCTACCAGCTTTTCAGCGTAGACGAAAATCACCCGCTTATGTATCTGCTGAACGAAGCACCAAACGAAAGACTTACTGCTTTCGACCTTATGAAAAATACCGTGCTTCAGATACTGCTAAAGGGTAATGCGTACCTTATGCCGGAATATGACCGCGACGTAGTAAAACGTATTTTGCTGCTGTCTGCTGACACAGTTACATACGATATTCACTGGAACAAATACACGGTGAAAGACGACATTAACCACGTCTACGGCACATTCGAGGCTGACGAAATACTGCATTTGCGTAACTTCAGCTGTGACGGTGGCTACACTGGCAGCAGCACTATAGCATACGCTGGCCGTGTGCTTCAGATAGGCGCGAAAACAGACGAACTTCAGATAGATAACTTTAAGCCCGGAAGCACCACGCGCGGCTTTGTCAGTGGCGACAATACCGTAACGCAGGGCTTTGGCCAGCTGCAAGACGACCAGCTGGAAAAGGTTAGTGAGCGTGTAGAAAGCGAACTGCGAAGCGGAAAGCGTATTTTCCAGCTATCGGGTGCTATGCGCTTTAACCAGCTTTCTTTGTCGCCAACTGACTTGCAGCTGCTTGACAGTAAGAAGTTTAACGTGCTGGAGATTTGCCGCTTCTTTGGTGTGCATCCCGACAAGGTATTTGCACAGACCAGCACGAACTACAAAGCAAGTGAAAACAGCCAAACAGTCTACATGACTGACACGCTGGCACCACTACTTAGAAAGATAGAAAACGAACTAAAGATAAAGCTAATAGACCGCGCCATTTCTCCATACTACAAAATCAAATTCAATTTGGAAGACTACTACCAAAGCGACGTACTGGCAGAAGCCGACTACTTTACTAAAATGGTGCAGGCTGGCGGCATGACACCGAACGAAGTACGACTGCGCAAAGGACGCGCGCCGCTACCCGGTGGAAACAAGCTGTTTGTAAGCTGTAACGTGGCACCAGCCGACAGCGCAAAGATAAACGGCGACAAAGAACCAGTGAAGCGTACCATAGACACCGAGGGGGCAAAATAACAGAAAACTAAAGTAATAATAAAGCGACACATAAAAATGAGCAAAACAAGAAAACTTATTCGCGCATTTGAGGGCGAAAACTACCAGCCGCGTGCCGTTGAGGGAACGCGAAGAATTGAGGGCTACGCCATCGTCTTCAACCAGCGCAGTGTGCTGGTGACAGACTGGAATCTGTGGAAGCGTGTAATAGAGATTATTTCCCCTACTGCCATTTCCGACGACTTGCTGAAGCGTAGCGACGTTATAGCCACCGTGGAGCATGACGCGCGCCGCTTGCTGGCACGCAGTCTTAACGGCAAAGGCACGCTGACGCTGACCATCGACAGCGTGGGCTTAAAGTATGCTTTCGACTGTCCGGACACAGCAGACGGAAATTTTGTGTATGAGCATGTGAAGCGTGGAAACATCACTGGCAGCAGCTTTATGTATGTCAATATCGACGACGAATGTAACGTGACCTACACAAAGGAGAAAGACGAAAACGGCAAAGAGCAGATTATTAGAACGGTGAACACCATCGACAAGCTGCTGGACGTGGCCGTAGTTATGCGCCCGGCTTATCCGGCAAGCAGTGTTGAGGCCAGAGCCGACGAAATGAAAGAACTGGAAGCCGCCATTAAGCGCGCGCTGGGAGAGGCTGACGAAGACGAACCCGGAAACAGTGACGAAGACGACGACGAGACCGTACAAGAAAGATACTGGCGCAGTCGTCAGCTGGCTAACGACGCTTTGCGTGAAGCCTTAGAAATCGAAATGCGACACAACTAATTTTTATTCACCAACTTTATAAAGTTTATAATTATGCCAAAGAGACAAAAGAGCGCGGAAACACGCGCAAAAGAAAAGAATCTGCGCAGCCAGCTTCAGCAGAATAAGCTGAAGATGCAGCAGATTAGTGACAAAATCGTAGCTGAAAAGCGCAGTATGACACCCGAAGAGGAAACCGAAATGGCAAATCTGCGCACAGCTAACCAGCAGTTAGGCGTACAGCTTGACATACTGGAAGTACCCGACTATGTGCCCACGCAGGAGCGCGCAGACCGTGACGAAGCTACAGCAGAGATTTTGCACAGTATGTGTAATTTGCGCGGCGTGCCCGAAAAGTACGGCTATCTGCGTGCTGCTGGTTATCCTAACTGTATGATTATCCCGGCAAGTGAAGCTGAGGCTTCGCGTATCTTAGCCCGTGCCGACGGAGACCCCGCGCCAGCGCAGGAGCCAGTCATACAGACGCTTAACACTGTTGCTCCTATCGTGCCTATCACTATGCACGACATCGTAGAGCCGCTTTCGCATCTGCTTATCTACGACAAGGTAGGTTTGCGCGTGCAGCACGGCATCGAGGGACAGTGGAATTTCCCGGTAGTAAGCGGCGTAGAAGCTACTTTCTTAGGCGAGAACGTAGAAGTCACCGACAGCAAGCTGGACTTCAGCAAGATTACGCCGGAACCCAAGCGTTACAGCATCAGTATTCCCGTGTCTAACCTTGCTATGATTCAGTCTGTAGGACTGCGCCAAATCGTGATTAACGCCATTTCTACGGGCGTGGCCAACCTTATTAACAAGGTTACTTTCTCCACTTCGCAGATTGGGCAGGCCGCTACATTCCCCACTGGCCCGTTTGTAGGCTGTGACAGCATTAACGCTGCTGCTACTAAGATTACCTACGCCGAGGCCGTGGCACTGAAGTACGCCGTTATCGGCAAAGGTGTGCTGGGTGCTGAATTCGGCTGCTATGTATGTACGCCGGAGACCTACGCAGAACTGGCAACCACGCCAAAGGATGCTGGCAGCGGCCTTATGGTATTGCAGGACGGTAAGATAGACGGCACGCCCGTATTCTATACTACCGACTTCGACAGCAATAAGCTGGGCTTCGGTATCTTTAGCTATGACGTTTGCGGCTTCTTTGGCCAGCAGCGTTTGGGCTTCGACGCTACCAGCAAGGATGCTTTGAAGCAGGATATGACGTGGTTTGTGCTGAATGGCCACATGGACTTGAAAGCACTGCGCACAGAGGCATTTGCCTACATCACCAAGCACAACTAATTCGGGGTGCTACTACTTCTTTCTATCAGTGGCGGCTGGCTGGCACGTTGAGGCTGGCCAGCCGCTTAACTTAAAACGAAAACATCATGGCAACATTTGCGACACTGGAAGACCTCAAAGCACAGTGCAACGTAGAACACGACGACGACAACAAAATACTACGCCAGCACTTAGACACGGCTGAAGCATGGGTAGAAAAGACCATACAGCAGCCGCTACAGAATGTATGTGTGAACGGCCAGCTGCCAAAGCCAGTTAAGCAGGCTATACTTATCTACGCCGCCGGACTTTACGCTAACCGCGAACCAGTGGCTTTCAGCGGCCAGCCTACAGCCATACCGTACTTTAACCCGTATGCGCTTCTAACGCCATACATTAACTACCGATAATATGCGCGCCGGACTATTAGACGAATTCTGTACAGTGTACGGTGAGAGCCGCCAGCAGTCTGCCAGCGGCTTCATAAAACGCGAGACCGTAGAACTGGCGCGCGTGCGCTGCCATCGTATCAATAAGCGAGAGAAAGCAGCCGTAGCAGCCAACGAAGAACAAGTGCAAGGCCAAGTTACTTTGCAGCTACGCGACGACAAACGACTGCAAGGTGCTACCAGCTTCAATTATGACGGCGAAGACTACCATATAGTGCAGACTATCCGGCAACGCCGCGACAAGTCGCTGGAATACACCGGGCAGCAGATACAGAAATAACTATGGGCAGGCTGACAGAATACTTTGGCAAAGGTGGCGGCACCGGGGGAACTGGTGGCGGCATAGCCAACGAAGTAGAAGTAAAGTATAGCGGCATCGAACACTTAGACGCTGCATTACAGCAGCTGTCAGAGATTGAGAGAGACCGCGCCGTGCAGAACGGCTTACGTGCTGGCGGTGCTTATTTGGTACGACAAGGCCGCAAGCGTCTGCGCAACGGACTGAAGACAGACAAAGCGCACATGCGGCGCGAGACTGGAAGACAGCCCGGCAACCTACTGAAGTCTTTCGTGGTGAGGCTGAAGAAAAGCCGTACTGGTGCGCTGGTAGGCTTCAAACGCCCGGAGGGTAGCCACAGCCACTTAGTAGACTTAGGAACCCAAGAACGTGAGACACACAGCGGCCAAAACCGTGGCAAAATGCCATCACTGCGCTACTGGACTGATACACGCGAACAAGACACTAATACTGCTTTGGGCTATGTCATAGAGGGCATAGAGAAAGCAGCTATACGCAGGCTGGGAAAATGACACCGAGGGGGCAGAAACAAACAAGCCACCAGTAATATAAAAAGCAAATATGGCAAAGTCGAATATACGGGCAGGCGCAACAATGCGCGACGCGCTTCTACAGAACGCTGTGCTGGCTGGAATCATAGACCAGCGCGTTTTTCCGTTACGCGCGCCAAAGAACACCAAAGGCAGCTATATACTGTATGGGCGCGACGGTTACGAGCCATCACGCACGCTTATGGGAAACGTGGAAAACGTGGCTGAAGTAATGGTGAACGCCTACAGCACTGATTATGACGAAACACTGGATATGGCCGAAGCCATCGAAGACACCGTGCGCGTTATGCGCAACGCTGGCACAGAAATATTTGTAGCCGACGCGATAGAAGACGTAAGCGGATATACTGACACTGGCGAAACCATCTTTGTGCAGTCATTCACAATAAAATTCGGAACACTTCAAAAATAATTCATAGTATTAACATTTAAACATTAAAAAATTATGGCAGCAGGAGCATACGACAGCGCATCTGACATCATGCAGGGTCAAATGCTGATTTACGTGGATAACGCGCTTTTCGCCTTTTCCACAAGTACCGAACTGGCAGTAAACACTAACATGGTAGACACCAGCAACCAGTTAGACGGTGGCTGGGAAAGCAGCCTACCCGGTAAGAAAGGCTGGACGCTTAACGGCCAGTCATTTGTAACACAGAACAACGGCGGAACCAGCGCAGACGCTTTGCTGGCAAAGCAAATCAACGGGCAGACCGTTAATGTATGGTTTGGTAAGTGTACCATCACAGACAACGCAGAGGGCGGCGTAGACGTGGTTAAGGAGGCAGGCGGCTGGACTGGCAAAGCCCACATTACTGGCTGTACCGTGACCAGTGAGGCCGGAAACCTTGTTAAATTCCAGTGCAACATGCAGGGCACTGGCGCGCTGAAGCAGGTAAACGAGTAACGGCGTAATTCATAGTCAGTATTTGTTTTAGGTTAGGGAGCCAGCCGGGTAACTGGCTGGCTTTTTCTTTTTATGCTTACTTTATCGAATATCATAGAATGGGAGCAGCTGACGGGAAAGAAGCTGCAAGAATACGACGGTAGCAGTATAGACGACATGGCCGCTTTGGGCTATGTGCAATACGAAGACCGCCGCAAATGGACGCTGGCAGAATACAAAGACGCTTTGATGCTGGCAAAGGAAATGAAAGAACTGGAAAGCGTAGCACGCCGTGCCGCGCTTGAATTCAGATATATAGCGCAATTCACTGCGAAAGTTGAGGCTGACGGCGAGAAAAGCGACGAATCAGTGACAGAGATATGCGGCCAGCTTATCACCAAAGGCATAGACGGAAATTTTCTGTTATCGCGCGGGCTGGAAGATTTAGGCTGGCTGACGCGCGCCGCGCAGAAGCACGAACAGCAGCAGCTTGAAAACGCGCGCTTTTGGGCTTATCTACAGCTATCGCCGTACATCGACAAAAACAAAGCCAAAAACGCTAAAGAATTCCTACCGTTTGCATGGGAAACGCTGGAAAGCAGCACCATAACGGACATGGAAAAGAAGCTGGCACGGGCATTTTTTGGAAATAAAAAGTAAAACAATATGGCAAAACTTAACTTTTCTATCGCGCTTAACTTGCTAACGCAGGGCATTAAGCATGGAGTGACAGAAGTAGAGGGGTACTTTAAGAAGCTACGCAGTACCATAGTAAGCACGCTGGGCGGGCTGGGCATCGGTTTGGGTATAGCTGAATTCGGGCGCAGCATGATAGCCGCCGGAAAAGACTTTGAAGCTGGCATGGCCAGAGTGCGCGCAGTGACAAACGCCAGCACTGAAGACTTCAAGGCTATGGAAGCAGAGGCTAAGAGGCTGGGCGGCACTACAAAGTACACGGCCAGCGAAGCCGCCAGTGCTTTGGAGAACCTGACACGTAACGGCTTAACGCCCACGCAGGCTACAGCCGCTTTGTCTAAGACGCTACAGCTGGCGCAGGCTAACGCCATAAGTTTAGCTGAAGCGGCAGACATGGCCACCAACACCATGAACGGCTTCGGTATGAGCGTAGACGAGTTAGGGCGCGTTAATGATATACTTTCCAGTACAGCCGCGCACAGTGCCACTAACGTACTGGAACTTGCAGAAGCCGTTAAGAACGCCGCGCCACTGGCTAAGAACTGCGGCGTAGGCATCCAAGAAACTAACGCCGCGCTGGGTACGCTGGCAAACGTAGGCATTAAGGGCGCGGACGCTGGCACAGCTTTAAAGCAAATCTTTATGGGGCTTTCCACGGAGAGCGCGAACGGTGCAAAGGCACTGGCAAAGTACGGGCTGGAAATCAACCAAGAAACCATAGCCGTGGACGGGCTGGCAGGCACATTAAAGAAGCTATACGAAAGCGGCATAGGTAAGAGTAACCAAGATTTAGCAGACGTGTTTGGGCGGCGTGCTTTCAGCGGCGCGGCTGCTTTGATTAACAACTACGAAAAGTTTATAGAACTTAACGAGACACTGGCAGGCAGCTACGGAGAGACAGAAAGAATGTTTGAGCAAGGCAGCGGGCGCATGGAAAACGCGCTGGCCAGTCTTTCGTCTGCATGGGAAGCGTTTCAAATCGAAATCTTTCAAGGCGGTGAAAACCTATTTGTGGCACCTATCGAAGCACTTACTGGATTTATACGCTATGCCACTGAAAACTTAGGCACGCTGGCCGTTAAGATACTGGCCATATTCGCAGGCGTGAAAGTTATACAGTATTTCCGGCAATGGCAGGCAGCATCAGGCACGGCGTTTATGACAATGGCAGCGCAGGCGCAGGCAGCGCACGCAAAGGTAAACACCTTAGAGCGCGCCGGGCTGACACTGAAGAAACAAATAAAAGCACTTGAAGCACAACTGGCAAAGGCAAGCGCAGACCAGCGTTTAGCCATAGAAGTACAGCTGGAAGCAAAGAAACGCCAGCTGAAAGCCAACGAACTGGCAGTAACGAAAGCCACTGAAGCCGCCAAAGCAGCAGACGCGCAGGCAGCAGCCGTGAAGTCTGCGACGGGCTGGCAGCTTGCTATGATTAAGATACGCGCAGCAGCTACAGCAGCAGCTACGGCTATGAAAGCAGTATGGAGTACCGTTTGGCCTATGCTGTTAATGACCGTAATAGTGGAAGTTATCAGTAAAATTTCGTCACTGATAAAAGAAGCCGCTGGCGCGCGTAACATCATAGCAGACATAGAACGTGAAGCCAGCCACGCGGAAAGCGAACAGCGGGCAAAAATAGCCGCGCTTTCGCGCATTATCCATGACAATACGCAGAGCATCAAGAACCGCCAGCAGGCTATAGCGGACTTGCAGAAAATCGTGCCGGACTATCACGCCAGCTTGACACAAGAGGGCAAACTGATAAACGACAACACAAGCGCACTGGACGCTTACTGTAAGAAGCTAAAACTGGCTTCAGAGATACAAGCCGCCAGTACAAAGCTGGCAGACGCAGAACTGGAACTAAAAGAATTTACCAGTAACGCCAGCCGTGGCGTGTCCGCTGCATACTTTAACGAGCGCGTTATGGGTATGTCCGAAAACGACGCAATACGTGAGGCTACAGCGTCACCAAGCGGCTACAGAGCATTTAAGGCTAAAATGGCGCGACTACAAAGCAACGTAGACAAACTAAATAGCTACATCGAGGATAAGACAAAGGAAATGAACGAAATAACCGTAGCCAGCGGCACCGGGGGAACTGGTGGCGGTGGTGGCGGTGGCACCGGGGGAACTGGTGACAGCAAAACAAAGTCAGACCTACAGAAAGCACAAGAGGACTACGCACGCAGTCTGCGTGAACTTGACGAAAAGAAGCGGCTGGAACTGGTAACTGAAAACGAATACCAGCAGCAGCTTTCCCGGCTGAATGAAGAAACACTGCTAAGACTGCGCAGTAGTGACGACGTGGCCGCGCGTGAATCTGAATTTGCAAAGAAGCTGGAAGTAGCCGTAAAGAACGACGTGGCAAACAAAGCCGCCAAGAAACTGGCAGAAGCAGAAGAAGCGTATAAGAAGACAATAGCCGAGGCTGACAGAAAGAAAGCTAACGGCGTGCTGACAGAAGAAGACTACACCAAAGCAGTGCTGGCAGCGCAGACGCGCTTCATAGAGCAAGCCGCCGCCATCGACGGGCTGACAGACGAACAAAAGCACACTATCAGAACCATACAGCAGTACCGTAAGGCTTTGGAAGTGGGAGCCATGAACACTAAGCTGGCACAACAGCCCGGACGTGACCGCACATTTGACTACAAGCTAAGTGCTGACGAAATCGCTAAGACTGAATTAGAATACCAGCTTGAAGAAGCTAAGAAGCGGCTGGCAGAAATGAAGACACTGGCCAGCGACATGACCAGTGAGATAGACGCGCAGATGAAGAAAATAACGTCTTTAGATGAGGCTTTGAAGCTGGCAAAGGTGCGCGCGGACATCAAGGCACTGCAAAAGGATTTGGCACGCACAGAATGGAACAGTGTAAAGGATTTGGCCAGCAGTACAAACACCATCGTAAGCGCATGGACTAACTTAGCCGACACGTTAAGCGACGAAGACGCTACACCGTGGCAGCAGATAGCAGCTATTTGGAACGCGCTAACGCAGAGTGTAGACGGCTTTCTGCGCATCATCGACGCTGTAAACGCATGGACTGAAGCCAGCGAGACTTTACAGAAAGCGCAGGCCGCTGAAGCCGCTATGGTGCAGCAGACGACGGCGCAAAAGGTGGCCGCCAACACGCAGGGCATAGCCAGCGATCAAGCAGCAGCCGCCGGAACCGCTGCAAAGGCCACTACGGAAGTAGCGGCAAATACTGCCAGTGCCGCGTCTTCAGCCGGAGCCAGTGCCGCTAAATTACCATTCCCGGCTAATCTGCTGGCCGTGGCCGCTGCTATCAGTGCCGTGCTGGGCTTAATGGCTGCTATTCCTAAGTTTGCAGGCGGTGGCGTGGTGCAAGGTGGCAGCAGCATTAATGATTTACAGCTGGCGCGGGTCAATGCTGGCGAAATGATATTAAATGGCAGTCAGCAGAAGCGTTTATGGAACGCTATAAACAGCGATAGGCTGGGCGGTAACTTCAGCGGTAAGCGCATAGTGGGCGTACTGCGTGGCAGTAACTTGTACTTACTGCTGGAGAACTATAAAAAACAAACTAAGAAGACATGACACCGAGGGGGCAAAGAGTGGCTGACAGAATGTATTATAAAGCATTTTTATGAGTTACGGGCTAAAATATACTATACCATTCGCTTCACTACACGGCAGAAAATACCGGGTAGAAATAGAGGAAAGCGGCTACAGCGGCGAAGTTACAGAACTTACGGGCGCGCCGTCAGCGTTTACCATCAGTATAGCTAACGACGCTTTCATTTATACACCGTTGAGGCTTTCCACTGGCACCATAAGCGTAGTAGGAGAAGCAGAACTGCGCCAGCTGTTTGCGACGGGCTGGCAGCAGTACCGTGTTACACTGGTAGAGATAGACGCGCATGATAATACAAGCGTGGTGTGGTGTGGCTTTGTACGCCCGGAAGAATACACGCAGGACTACAGCGGCGGCACACAGCCGCTTGACATCGAAGTGCAAAGTGCTGTAAACGTACTGGAACAGATACCGTACAAAGTGGCCGCGCAGGACGGTAAGCCGGGCTTTGTCAGTCTGCGCAGTCTTATAGGCCGCGCGCTGACGCTGGCAGCTGGCCGCTACAGCCGCGTGTGCGTGCCGCATACGTTTGCTATCGACCACGACCACTACGGCGAAAACGCGCTACTGCGTGAAGACTGTCAAATATCAGAACAGAATTTTTTCGACGAAGAAAGCAAGCCAATGAACTGGCTGCAAGTGCTGGAAGAAATCAGCCGCTTTGCGCACGTCACACTTTGCGACTGGCGCGGTGATATTTGGTTTGTAGACTATGACTATAAAGACGCTTATGACGCTTACAGCATAGGCATGTCACTTGTTGAGGCTAACGCCGTCACGCCATCATACAGAAGCGTGCAGACTATAGGCTATCACGGTAGCCAGCACACGCTTGACTTGCTGGGTGGCTACAATAAGGCCACTATAAAAGTGTCTAATTATTCCGCTGCCAGCAGTGGCAACAGCCAAGTAATTTTGCCAAATGACGACATGGGCAGTCTGTCAGTGTTTAAGACGTGGGAAACCGACGCAGAATATTCAAAGACAGAGGGAGAGGGCGCAGATAGAATATGGCACAATAAGCGCAGACGGTGCGCTACCAAATGGCTGAACGGCTCAAAGTGGAAAATACGCCAGTTTAAGGCCACTGGCTACACTGTGGATAATCAGCAAATAACACGCATTAACCCGGTACAGTATGACGGTCAGACACTACGCGAAAAAGTGGAAGAAGTCACACTGGCAGAAACAGCAGCCGCATACCAGCACCCAATAGGCGTTAATGACGGCTATCTTTGGGCACTGCCAACTGGCGGTAACGGCGTAGTATATGGGGCATATTTTATCCGCGTGGCCAGTATCGACTATATCAGTGAGGGAACAAATACTAAAGTAGCAAACACTGGCGACCCAAACCAAGACTGGAAGATAGTCTACCCGGATAATCAGTTAGAAAGCAGTGAATGGAACTGGCAGAACTATTTAGTTATTCTATCCGTAGGTAAGGGCGGCGGCGCATACAGAAACCCGTCTGGCGGTGACTGGAGCTGGGCATCTTTCGCTGTGCGCATGGAAGACAAATATCTTTTGGAGTTTGCCAACGCCACGCCGGAAGCCAGCTATCCAAACGGCTGGGTGAAGATAGAAGTAAAGAGTGCTACTAACTTTGTGTCCGGCTGGGGTGTGCGCAAAGAGACCACAGCGGAATTATACTGCATACTGCGCATAGGCGAAAAATACTGGAACGGCACCAGCTGGCAGACTACCGGCTGCTACTTCAGTATTGAGATAGACGACAACGGCGACGCAAAGCAAAAGGCCACGCCGGAACAAATAGCCGCGCTGGGTACTGTAGACTGCTTTGCAGTGCCTATACTGGAACAGCTGCAAGGTAGTGTAGAATTCGTTATAGTGGGAGCCAGTCAGAACATAGCACTGCAAACGCTGAAGTTAAGCTATGACGTTATGGATAACGGAAGCGTGACAGCTGACGACAACGGCGACCGTATATATACCAACGAAGTAAACGCTGACTTTATCAATGAGTTAGACGAAATAGAAGCTAAGATAAGCAGCTATAACAATGACGGCGCATGTTTTAGTAAAGTTATGCTGAACGGCAAATATATAGAAGCGCATTTGTATGAGGGCGTGACACATAGATATGTACGCCCGGAAGAAATGCTACTGCGCAGAATCGTAAGCCAGTACGAAGTGCCAAAAGTGAGACTATCCCAAGAACTGCGCCAAAAGCCTGAACTGCTGCCAGCTGACATTATCACGGACAAGACACAGCCGGGGGCGCGCTTTGTGCAGACTGGCGGCGAAATAGATTTTGCTAACGACACGGCCACCGTGCAAATGATAACATTTGAAGAATGAAAGACGTAAAAGTAATATCGTACATTATTCCGGGAAAAGGCCGTAGCGAGAACTTCAAAGGAACTGGCGGCGGCACTACCATTATAAACAACACCACCACAAGCGGCGGCGGTAACAGCGGCGCGTCTACTGACAGCGTGAAGTATGCAGAGGAAGCGCACACTGCTAAGTATGCAGACGAAGCCGGAAAAGCTGCCATAGCTGAACGTGCCAAAGCAGCAGACGCGGCCACTGAAGCAGCACACGCGCAGACCGCTGACGTGGCAGAGACAGCAGGCGAAGCAACCAAAGCCAAACATGCAGACGTGGCCGTTAATGCGCAACGCGCAGACAGCGCAGATCACGCTAACTTAGCGAATGAGGCCATACACGCGCAGACAGCTGACAGAGTGGGAGAGGCTGACCACGCAAAAACTGCTGACTTAGCTACACTGGCCAAGAATCTGACAGCAGACAGCACGGACTGGCAGAAAATCGACGGCAAAATAGAGGAATCGGAAAAGCGCGCAGAAAAGAAATTCTTATCAAAGCTGCATGACGACGTAGCCAAAGGAAAGATAACCTTTGAGGACTTTATTACGCTGGTGCGTGGCATGTGGCTGGGTGACGCTAAGATAGTGCGCGCTATCCAAAGCGGTGCTGCTGTTGAGGCTGACGACACGGCCATTATGACCGTAGCCAAAATGATAGGCACATTTCTACGCAAAGACACTGAAGACGAAACCAGGTATCTGCTGAAGCTGCTGGGCGGTGCTATCTTTGCGTGGCTGAAGACACCCGACTGGACGGCTGGCGGCATGTTAGGCACTGGAATAGGTGCGTACCAAGATGCTGGCGGCATGTGGGTAATAGAGTGTGATAAACTGCTGGTAAGAGTTAAGGCCATCTTTGAGGAATTAGAAATACGCCGTCTGTCATACGTGGGCGGTAACTTGCTGCTTTCCGGCGCAGGCAGCGTTATTACAGCCGTAGAAGACACTGGCACTGCATACAGATGCAGCATAAAGAACGACGACGGCACCACGGCCACTATGAACTACTGGCGCGCTGGCGACCAAGCACGCTGCCAAACTTTCAATATCAAAGCCGGAGTGTACCAAAACGTACAAAACCGCTTTTGGTGGCGACTGGTTACAGAGGTAGGCGAAGACTATATAGACGTGTCAAAGAGCGACTACGCCGTAGACAGCGACGCGCCAGCAGTAGGCGACCACGTAGTGCAGCTGGGTAACAGAACCGACGCAGAGCGACAAGCTGCCATTATGCTTTCAGCAGTAGGCAGCGACGCGCCAGCCATTACGCAGTACGCCGGAATTAACGGCTACCGTCTTACTGGTAAGCAGAAGACACGCATAAGCCCGCACGGTAACATATTTACTGGTGACTTCTATCTGAATGACGGGCGCAGTCTGCTGCAAGTCATAGACGGCAAAATTACCAGTGTCATAAGCGAGACTGTACGCACTGCAACCGACAAAGACAACTATCTGACAAATGGCAGCTTTGCCACTGGTTTGGACGGCTGGCAGGGAGCCAGCGGCACGCGCTACTTCAAAGTTGGCGCAAAGTATGTGTGGGCTAATAAGTCGCCACTGGCTAACAAGCTGGGCGCCGGGTGCAGCTGGACTACAGACAGCGGGCATCCCGTGGCGCGTATAGCTGCCAGCCAGTTAGTACAACTGCAAGCAGATTATGCAAAACGCCCGGAAATAAAACTGCTTAACAACAAGAAGCAGGCCGTGCCCGTATATCTGTCTTTGTATGTTAAAGTGCTGGAAGCTGGCACGCTGACTATAAGCATAGCCAGCGAAGTTACTACGAACTTCGACACGTTTACGCCGCTGTCATATTCAGAGGCTTTAACCGCTGACGGCGAATATTTGCACGTTGAGGCTACGGGCTACTGGAGTGGCACGGGTAACTTAACAATAGCTACAGACGGCGTTATGCTTATCCACGACGTTATGTTTACGCTGAACGAATACACCTACTACGAAAGCAGGATAGAACAGACAGCGCAGCATATCTTACTGGAAGTGCAGCGTGTGGAAAATAAAGCAGACAGCAACACGACGCGCATAGGTGCTTTGGAGGTGACAGCCGAAAGTATCACTGCGCGCGTGTCTGCTGTTGAAACTACAGCCAGCGGAAACGCTACAGCTATAGGCCAGCTGCAAGTGCGTGCTACTGCCATCGAAGCAAGCGTGACAGCAGTAGACGAAAAAGCCGACGGTATAGCTACGAGAGTGGGCACGCTGGAAGTCACGGCACAAAGCATTACTGCGCGCGTTACGGCTGTAGAGGAAACAGCAGCCGGGAATAGCACGGCCATAGCTGCTTTGCAAGTCAGAGCCACGGCCATAGAAGCCAGCGTGACGGCTGTAGACAACAAAGCCGACGGCATAGCTACCCGTGTAGGCACTTTGGAAACGACGGCTACAAATATTACGGCCAGCGTGTCAGACATCGAAGACGACCTTTCCGGGCTGACTACCCGCGTAGGCACACTGGAAACAACAGCGACCAGTATAACGGCCAGAGTTGCCACCGTGGAATCTACAGCCAGCAGCAACAGCACACGCATAGGCACACTGGAAACGACAGCAGAAAGCATTACTGCCAGCGTAGAGAGTATAAGCGACACCGTGGACGGCCACACGTCTTCTATAAGCGCGCTGCAAATCAGAGCCGGACAAATAGAAAGCAGTTTGTCTTCAGTAAGCAGCACGGCCAGCGGCAACAGCACGGCCATAGCCACGCTGACGCAGACCGTTAGCGGAATTAGTGCTACCGTCAGCGAACACACAGAGACGTTAAGCGACTTGGACGACAGCATAGAAGACATAAGCGACAGAACCAGCACACTGGAAACGACGGTAAACGGAATTAGTGCTACCGTCAGCAGCCACACGTCTTCTATCAGCAGTTTGGGCAGCAGCGTGGGAACGCTGGGCAGCAGCTTGACAAGTGTAACAGATCGGGTGGCAGCTTTGGAAGTAACAGCCAGCGGCCTTACTTCAACCGTCAGCAGTCACACTTCGCAAATAAGCCAGTTAGGTAACGCGGTAGACGACAACGACAGAGACATAGCCAGTCTTAATACAAGTGTCAGCACCATTTCACAAATGGCCGGAAGCATAAGCAGCCGTGTAACGACCATAGAAAACGACTATGCCACTGGCACGGCACTAACGCAGACTGCCAGCAGTATAACAGCGCGCGTTAATAACGTGCTGGAAAATCAAGGCGGGCGCAATCTACTGACATCATCACTGATTAACGAGACCAGTACACTGTACGGCTTTGCAAGACGATATGTTAGACTGACAGCCGGACAGAAATATACACTATCTGCAAACGGCATCGTACCATATAACGCATACGCTAACGACATGGTGCTACGTGTCTTCATATTCAGATATGCAGACCAAAGCGACGTAAATAACGGGCTGGCTTCAAATGTGGGCGACTGGTGTAACAATAGCCACAACTTTGCAATATCATACAATAGCGGCAATTCGCAGACCAAATACGTTACTTTCACGGCTGACAAAACAGCTACGTTTGTGATAGAATCGTATATGTGGCACAATACTGGCACGCATAACGACGGCACGCGCAGCTACGGCGTAACGACAAACTGGTATAAGCTGGAAAAAGGCGACACGGCTACTGCATGGCAGGCTGGCATAGACGACCAAGTTATTTGGAAGAACTACATCACCAATCCGCTGGCCACTGACGCGGCCATAGGCCAAGACGTGACCAGTCACAGCGTAATAACTGACGACAGATTTGGCCGCGTGCGTAAAATAGAAGCAAGTGCTAACGGTAACTGGCAGCTGACTTTCACAGCCGGAAACAATTACAACGAACTTGTAGGCAAAGTGGCCACTTTCTTTATAATCTGCAAACGCTACGGCGGCAACTATTCAGCAGTGGAAGCGAAAACAGAACAGCTTGTATTTGGTGGCGGTGACGAAAACGTGAATGTCATACACACAAATAACTGTGAATTCAGAGATTTGGGCGACGGCTGGCGGCTGTACTATTCCAGCAGACAAATAAAGACTGGCTTAATGTCTAACACGCAGGGCATAGATAGCGGCGTTATAGGTGTGAACACGTTAAAGGGCGCGTGGCTTATCTATGCGGCTGGTGTGGTGCAGGGCGGTGTATGTCCGGCTGTGGCCGACATCATGGAAGCGTGCGGACTGCTGGCCACTGGTATAGATATAACTAACAAGAAAGTCGTAATAACAGCTGATAACTTCACAGTACAGACCAACAGCGGGCAAAAAGCACTTGTAGCTGCTAATGGTAAGGTAAACACGTTACTACTGGACGCGCAGCAAATTTGGGCTAATATTGTGACCGCACAAACTGGTATATTCGACGACATAATGATAAGCGGCTATGTGTATAAAAAGAAAAGAATAATAAACGCTGCCAACAAAAGCAATTATCTAAGGTTTACCGATTTTGGCAACTATTTGGACGTTTTGAAATGTGGCCAGTTTGTAGAAATCGCCAGTGACATAGGCGAACAGATAGGCGTAGCCATGCCGTACTTAGACAGCTATGTAGCCGACAGATATACAGAACAGCAAAAAGACGAATGTCGTAGCCTTATAGGTAACACGCTAATGGTTGTTAATCGTGCCAGTTATGTTATAAACTTCACGGGCGCGCTGAAACAGACAGACGACGGCGCAAGTGTTTCTTTTGGTGTAGGACAAAACAGTTACTGTTATATGGAATGTAAAATTAAAAATACAAATGGATATGAAGAAATATACTGGCTTTATAAAACTGGAAATTTAAGATAAACCAATTAAAAAAGAATGACATGAAAAAATTAAACTTTGAGAAGTTTTCCATGCCGGACGGTATAGCTGGCAGAAAACAGACGACTGGCGACGTAAGGGAATCTTTTGCGGACGCTATCTATAACAATCTTAACGGCGTGGCCGCAAAGGTGCTGGCAGAAAAAATATATAAGTCAGAGGGTGAAGCGGAGTACAACGAAAAAGAAGTAGAAATGATGAGGCTGGCCGCTGGTAATTTCTGCCAGCCGCGCTTTGCTGACGGGCTGGAAAAGGCACTGAGTGAAGACAGCGAGGGGGCAGAAACAGCAGAATAGTTATATATAGACACCAAAGAAATATAAATCTATGACAGCAGCAGAGAAACAGCAGATCATCAGCGAAGTGCTGGCCGCTTTACGCGGGCAGGCTGACAGTGTGCCGGAACTGCGCGAAGTTGAGACGCTGGACGGCGTTAATAGTCTACCCGGTTACATTAACGGGGAAATGGTAGTGGTGCCGATAGAGCAACTTTCTGCGCCAGCGCGTGCCGCTGCCACGGATGCTAACAACGCCGCCGCTGAAGCCCGTACTGCTATGCGTACCAGCACCACTACGCTGGAAAACGCACAGCAGGCTTTGACAGAGGCGCAGGCCGCAAAGCAGCAGGCACAGCAGGCACAGCAGGCAGCTACGCAGGCCGCTGGCACTGTGACCGCCGCCGTGGAAGACTGCGAGACTGCAACAGAGGAAGCCGAAGACGCTACAGCAGCAGCACAGCAGGCTACAGCAGCAGCACAGCAGGCCGTAGGCGACGCGCAGGCCGTAGGCGACGAAGCCGGAAAAAGTGCTGAAGCCGCCACTGAAGCAGCCGTAAGTGCGCTGCAAGTGGCTGAAGATGCAAAGCTGGCCATTATCGAAATGACATGGAAAGCTGACACGCTTATAAAGCAGACGGCTGAAAATGCAGAGACACAGCTACAGAACGCCGGGGCGCAGGCACGCGCCGCCGCCGCTGAAGCTGCCACTTCGACTACAGCAGCCGTCAGCCGTGCCAGTGAAGCTACGCTGGCAGCACAGCAGGCTACGCAGGCCGCTGTAGAAGCTACTGAAGACACGGAAGACGCTACAGCGCGCGCCGTGGCAGCAGCAGAGCGTGCAGAGACAGCAGCCACACAGATAGCCACGTTAAAAGGTGACGCAGAAGCAGCCGTGCAAACGGCCACTGATTCAGCCGCCAGCATGACACAAAAGCTGGCAGACGCAGACGTAGCACTGGCTAACATGGAATCTGCCACGCAGGACGCTATAGACGCGACCACGGCCACGCAGACCGCCACCACCACATTCATACGCCGCGCGGAGACACAGCTACAGTCAGCTATCGACGCTAACAGCGGAGAGACACAGCAGGCCATCGACGACATGGAAGCAGCAGCTAACGCACAAGTGACCGCCGCCGTAGGCCGCGCAGACAGTGCCACGGCTGCAACGCAGGCCGCTACAGCTGCATGTGTTGAGGCTACAAACGACGCAAAACACCCGCCATATTTTGACCGTTACGACGGCTACTGGCGCGTGTGGAACGCTGACACTAACCAGTACGAAATTACGGACATGTCGGCAATGATACCGACCACTTTCCCGTACTTCAGCTGTGATCCGGCTACTATGGCCGTGTACGTGGAGAGCGCGCCAACGGATGCAGGCCGCTTTGTGCTGGCAGAAGACGGCGGGCTTTACATTAACTTCTAACATCATTTAATTATATCTTTATAACTATGAGAATTTTAATAGGATTTGCCGGAATCAGAACCGTAGGGCTTTATGATTCTACGCGCGGCTACTATGTGAACCAAGCCGTGCAAGACCAGTATGGCAACTGGTGGGTATCAAAAACGGGTCAGAAGACCGCCGAAGTAGACCAGCCGAACACTGCGCCGCTGCCTACCATCGTAAACGGTGAGCAAACACCGTCTAACGACTGGCAGCTGGGAATCGACATGCAGACTGGCGTACTGCGCCCGACTGCTGAAGCCGTGGCAGCGTGTGAGGCTGCAACGCTGGCAGCAAACGCCGCCGCCGCTACAGCCGCGCATAACGCACAAGTCATTACCGGGCAGATAGGCGAGATAGCCGCGAAAGTGACCAACGAACTGCAAACGCTGCAAATGGCCAGCTTTGGCATACGCTGGAACATCGACGACGCGGTGAAGACTATCACCATCGTAGGAAACACCACGCTTTACAATAAGTTTAAGACGTGGGTAGAGACCAGCGGCAAGCCGTGTGAAATCAAGAAAGACTTCACTAACTTTGCATATCTGCGTAACGAAGCTGGCGTGGCCAGTAACGTGAACTGGACGCAGAGAGCCGACGGCACGGGTAGCCACTACGCCACTGAAGACAAAAACGACTATTTGCAGCTGGTGGAACTTCAGAACATCAACGTAGCACCGTTTATCAATCTGTTAGACCGTACTATGACGGTGTACTTCAACTTAGACAGCGTTTGTCCTAACGGCTTTTATCGCTGGTTTAAGAACGGCACCAAGTGCATGGGGCGTTACGACCTCACATTTAACGAGGACGGGCAGACGCTTGACTGTGCAGCCGGAAACAGCCAGCCCACTGGCACATTCAGCGCAAACAATATTCACAGCATGACCGTGGCCACTAACGCTAACTTGCTGAACTGGACGGCGTGGGAAATTACTGTATTCGGCTGGCTGGAAGTCGCCTACTACGGTACATTCGACGTGGCTACTGTACGCGGTGGCCAGCTGAACAGTGGAAGTGAGCAGGCAGCACGCGGCTGGGTAGCCGGAACCACTGACACACTGGTAGCTGCATGTGGTGCTGCTGGCGGTGGCCATCGTTTCATGTACTGTGAGAACGCCATCGACGGCAAGCAGTGGCTTTGGGGTGCTGGCTGGAAATTCAAGGCTAACGGAAAGGCCGTCTTCACAATGGACGACGTAAAGGCTAACGCCGCCGTGTCTATTACTGACGCTAACGCAGAAATTACCGTGGACTTTGTAGAAGTCGCCGCCGCTAACTGGCAATATCCAAAGAACATTAATTTCTTTGGCATGGCTGAAGACACAGACGGCAGCAGCAGCACGGGCATAACTGACGGCCAGTATTTGACACCATCATGCGCTAATAACGTATTCTACGCTGGTGGGCCCTCGGACCACGGTGCGCGTTGTGGCGTGTTTGCTCGTTATGCGGCCTATTCTGCTTCGTCCGCGATCTGGCGCCTACGCGGGCGGTGTGCTTTGAACAGATGAAGCAGCTGAATGTCGCAAAGCGACGGCGAAGCCAAGATGAACAGATGAACGGCGACCCGGTTTTAGTGGCCGGGCACGCCGCCAGTCTGTCAAAGAGAGAAACAAGAATTAGCGTGCGCATGGCTTGATATGCGCGACGGGCTGAATTCCAGCCCGCTGGTGGGAACTCGAACAACGGTGCGAATTGTGGCGTGTTTGCTCGTAATGCGAACAATTCTGCTTCGAACGCGAACTGGAACCAACGCGGGCGGTGAACTAATGGCCAGCTGTTTTGTCACACAGCCGGAAATACTGTATCTTTATAACATGGAATTCAGAACGGTGCCAAAGGTTGCACAATCAAATTAGGCACTTAACGACAGCAAGTAGGCAGACGCGCGACAGTAGGCTGGCACAGACTGGCAGGACGGCGCGGGGGATAAGTCCGAACGAAGAAATGGTGCCGCCAATTAGCAAAGCATTAAAATGACAAAGAAAGTGGGGCTGGTGCGCAAAAAGATGCTGACGCGCGAAAGAATTCTGCTAATAGTGGAATATCTGAATAGACCCGAAAAACAAAAGGAATGGACTAACGAGATACGCGCCGCGTGGCGTGACTAGTTAGGACACTTAGACGAAAATGTTACGCGGCTTTACTACCAGTTACGTTATATGGTATGGAAGCCGCGCGCATTTATCATTTTCGACAAGAAAGAAAACGAAAAGCACCGTGTCATATATGCCAGCAGGCCGGAAGAACTGATAGTAGACGTTTTGTATTTCGACTGTCTTCAGTACGTCTTCATGGAAAAGAAGCACATTATCCCGGCAAACAGCTATGGCAGCATCAAAGGCAAAGGCCAGCATGACATGCGGCGTGAGATTATCCGCAAAGTAAGGCGACGGCCAGACTTATATGTAGGAACTGGCGACACAGCCAAATTCTACCCGACAGCAGACCACGGCGTTATTATGAAGATGCTGGCAGATCACATCAAAGACAAATGGCTGCTGTGGCTGTCAGAAGTGAATCTTAGCCGTATGGGTGAAGTGGGCATGGCTTTAGGACTGCCAAGTAGTAATATTATCGGCCACGTCTACCACGCAGCTACAGACTGGATGCTGCTATTAGTCTATAAGATACGCCGCTACTATCGCTTTTGTGACGACAAATATATGATACACAAAGACTGTAACTATCTGCATACAGCTATGCGTGTACTGCGTACCAGCGTAGAAGACGACATGAAGCAACGGCTGAAACCTAACTGGCGCGTGGTGAATGTGAGGGTAGAACGCTTTGAATGTTTGGGTGCTATGATAAACAGCCGCCGCGCATGGCTACGCAGAGTTAGCCGCCGGAGAGTAGAAGCAATGATGAAAAAGCGCATACGTGAGGGCTGGAACCCGGAAG